AAGCCTTCAGGGGCTTCAAGTAACTTAGCTGGTGATAATGACCCAATTAAGGCTGCATTAGCCAACGCCGGATTCTAACTAAAAAGGAAAAAACATGGCTGATACACAAGTATTTACTAAGCAACTGTTGGCTGTTTTGCCAACCATCTTCCAAAAGAAAGCCTACTTCGTAAGCGCCTTTGGACAATTACAAGCGATTGACGGTATTCGTGACAACGCAGTAGCATTTACTGTTAAGACAAATGACATGCCGGTTATCATTAACCCATACTCAAAGGACGCTAACGTTGCCTTTGGTACAGGAACAGCTAACTCATCTCGTTTCGGCGCTCGTCAAGAAGTTAAGTACGTTGACACTGATGTGCCTTATAACTCTGATTGGGCTTTTGATGAAGGACTTGATAAGCACACAGTTAACGCTGATTTAGATGCTGCTGTTGCTTCACGATTGGTTGCACAAGCACAAGCATTGTTAGTTCGCTGGAACAGTCTTGACGGCGCTGCATTGGTTGCCGCAGGAACAGACATCGGTGTTGATTCATCCGATCCAGTAGCATTGTTTAATGCAGCTGCTAAGGCATACACACAGCTGGAGATTATTGAGAAGCCGAAGGCTTACGTGACATCTGACTTGTACAACGCTTTGGTTGATTCAACACTTACCACAACTGGTAAAAACTCAACTGTTAACATTGACCAAAATGGATTGTCGTGGTTCAAGGGATTCAACCTAGTTGAAGTTCCAGACGTATACATGAATGGTAAGGAAGCAATCTTTGCACCTGATGGCGTTGGTAAGACATTCGTTGGTATCGCAACAACTCGTACAATCACACCTGAAGGTTTCGACGGTGTTGCATTGCAGGGCGCTGGTAAAGATGGTACTTACATCCCTGAAGCTAACAAGAAAGCTATCTTGTTTGCGAGTAAAGCCTGATCCCGTTGTTACAGTAACTGGTGTAACATTAGATAAGATAACTAACTCAATTGCTGTTGCAGAGAATGCTACGGCTGTTGCAACGGTATCACCAGCTAATGCAACAGACAAGACGGTATCATGGTCATCAGCAGATAATACCATTGTGACGGTTGATAATAATGGAAAGTATACAGGCGTTAAAGCTGGTACAACTGACGTAATTGCGACTGCTGGTGGTAAAACAGCTAAAGTAACCGTAACTGTTGCTTAAATAAGCAATACGAAATTGCAGTTATTAAGGAGATTATATGAGCGCAGCAGAAGATTATTTAAAGTTAATTGACAGTGGTACGTCGGTTGCCGATAAGCTGGCGATTGTTGAAACAATTACAACTGCTCGCTTAAACGTCTTACTTGGAACAGATGAAGTACCACAGAAGTTTTCATATATTGTAACCAACGTTGTTGCTGCACGGTACGGACGTATTGGTGCTGAAGGCACAACGACAACATCGCAAGATGGATTAAGCCAAACGTTTAGCGAAGATGACTTCGCGCCGTATATGAATGAAATTAATTCGTATAAGAACGGCGATCAATTTTATAAACCATCGCACGGTAGATGGTGGCTAGTATGATTCAAAACAAACAAGTTGTATTTAGAACGATTGTCAAGGGTCAGGATAGACCAAGCAATCACGGAAACAGTAATACCATTAATGACAAGCAAGCGACTGTCAATGTAACAACTATTTCTACACAAACAACGATAAGAGACTTTGGTGTTAGTAACGCCAAGATGATTACAGTTAGAAGCATTACTGATTTACCAACATTTGATTTTATTATAGTTGATAATATTAAATACAAGTTATACGCCAGCCAATCAATTGAACAACGTCGTAACTTAACATTGATTGAGGTAGACGCATGAGTATAACACTTGAAGGCGGTGATCAATATATCCAGTTAGTCAATAACATGACTAGCAAACTTCCAAATAAAGCTAAAGATGTCGTGAGACATTATACGGCTGCCACACAATCACAAGCGGTACGACTAGAACCTGTTAAAACAGGCTATCTAAGACGTAACACACAAATTGAGATACAAGACCGCGGTTCATCTATCACAGGAATTGTGACAGGAAACGCATACAATCGTGGTTATAACTATGGTGCAAGGCAAGAGTTTGATGCTAAATTGCATCATCCCAACGGCGGTCAAGCACACTTTATGCAAACAGCATTTAATGCACAACAATCTGGTTTCTTACGAGACATTAAAGGAGCGTTTAGATGAGTTTACCAGACCAAGAGTTATATGAAAAAGTGTCTGATGTTCTGATTGACAATGGTGTTCAATGGTTCTCTACATTACCCAACTTCAAAGAAACATTTACGGAGATGCCTTACGTTTATTGTGGTAATGTGTCACTACAAATGCAACCTAATAAGTCAGCAATGCAGGGAACTGTTTCTATAACACTTAACACGTTTGGTGCATCTGAACAAAGATGGCAGCTTTCAGAGCTGCAACAACAATTATATTCATTACTATTGCCAATCAGTGAGACTGAAAGTTATCGTGTTGTCGTCGATCCAATCGTGACAGTTAACACTGTGACTGAAGAAAACATCGACAACGCAACAATATGGCATGGTACATTGGATATTACTTATAAAATCTATTAGGAGACAACATGGCTGAAACAGCAAAAACAGTTTACGGTGGTAAGGTTATCATCGCCAGTCGTCCACTTGCTAAGCAAGGTACGGATGCAGGTTTAAAGTTTGCGTTTGAAACAACACATAACTACAAAAAGTCACGTGACAGTAAAGCAACTGCTACAAAATCAGGCACTGTCAACGCACAAGGAACGTTGGAAACAACTCTTAAAGTTGAAATGGTTGCCAATGATGGTGACGTGATTAAAATGCAAGAAGCAGCAATGAATTCTGGCGAAAAGATGGAATACTGGCGTATCTTTACAGGTGTTTCAGGTTCAGCAGAAGGAACAGTTAAGGCAACATATATGCAAGGTACAGTAACATCTTTTGAAGAAGATGCTGATGCTGATGCATTCTCAACAGCTTCTGTTGAAGTTGCGGTTGATGGGATCCCAGTTGATGGTGAGGTTACATTTGACGCTTCAACAACTGATTCACAATACGGATTTACTGGTATTGAAAAAGTAACTACACCACCAGCTGGTTAATAATATAGTTCAACAACGTTAGTCGTTCGAATGGGGTGTGAAGCCCAATTAATTAACGTCGCGGAGGACGAAAACAATGAATGCAATTACAAAAGAAATTAACGGCAAGTCATACAATTTTAAGTTTGGTTTGCGATTTGTCGCTGAACTTGACAAACTTGTATCAATCAAGCAAGAAGGAATTCCATTCTCGGTTGGTTCGTCAATCAAGTTGGCACAACTAAAGAACGCTAATGATTTGGTAGTCTTATCAGAAGTGTTAAAGATTGCCAACGAGACTGAATCACCAAAGGTTTCAGTTAAGGAATTGAACGATTGGCTTGAAGAGGGTTTGTCACTTGAAGAAATTGAAGACTTGATTGCTGAAGTTGTTGACGTCCTTTCACATTCTAATGCCACGGCGGGAAAAATGAAAGCTCTAGCAGCGGAGCAAGCCAAGAACTAAAAGAATTGGAGAATAGCGCAGTCACGTATCACAGATTAATAGTGGACGGGCTGCGCTATTTTAATAGAATCAGTATTGAAGATATTGAACGTATGGACATTGTGACTTACAACCTTTATATGGAAGCTGCACAATTGGCTTTGGAAGACAGAAGATATGAAATAAATATGCAATCGTTTGCTAACCAACAAGCAAAAGCAACCAAAAAAAGCGGCGATCCTTTTTATAAAGATTTTGAAATGTTTTATGGTAAGACAAACAAAAAGAACATACGTTCGATTGAAAAAAGATACTTTCCGGAGAAGTTTGCTGCCGAAACTGCTGAAAGATTGGAACGCGCAAAGCAATTCACTCAAAGCGATTTTGAACTTCTGAATAAACTAAAAAAAGGACAAAAAGATGGCTGAACAAGAAGTAAAAGCAATATTTACAGCCGATACATCAGGCATAACTAGTGGAGCTCGCGAAGCTATCAATAGTATGCAAAGTGTTAAAGATAGTTCTAGTTCACTATCTAGCGCTATATCAACAGCAACAGGTGCCATTGGTAAGACAATGATTGGTGTTGGTGCAGCCACAACAGCAATGGGTGTTAAAGCTGTTGTGGGATTTGGAGACTTTGAATCATCGCTGAACAAAGCAGCTGTTATCGCCGGTGGAACGTCTAAAGACATCGGTGGATTGGCCGATGTGGCTAACCGGTTAGGTGCTGAATTACCATTAAGTGCGCAAGACGCGGCTAACGCCATGGTTGCTATGGCTCGTGATGGCGCTTCAATTAGCACGATTAAGAAAGAGTTTCCTGCTATTGCGCAAGCTGCCACAGCTGCCGGTGCTGATTTACAAACTACCGCTTCAGTTGTACAGCAATCTATGAACATTTGGGGTAAGGCTTTAGCAAGCCCACAACAAGCAGCTGCTATATTGACGCAAACAGCCAATTTGTCTAACGCGTCTATTGAAGACATGCAACAAGCTTTAGCTACTATTGGCGGTACAGCTCAAAACGCCGGCGTTGATATGCAAACAGTATCAATCGCGTTAGGACTATTAACTAACCGTGGATTCAGTTCTGCTCAAGCATCGCAAGATTTAAACCATGCGCTATTGCTTATGCAAGCACCAAGTAAAAAGGGCGCTGAACAAATGCACGACCTCGGGTTAAGTATGACAGACGCGCAAGGAAATATGAAGCCGTTGCCAACAATTTTGAATGAAATCGGTGACTCTATGGCTGGTATGACATCATCTGAAAAAGCTAAGGCTTTGAAGACAATGTTTGGTACAGCTGGTATGGCTGCTGTATTGCCATTGCTTGATTCTGTTAAAGACAAGACAGATAACACGACAACAAGCTGGTCAGCATTTGCTAATCAAATGCAGAACGCTACTGCTGATACTAAAACGGCAACAGAGTTCTTGCGTGAACAAGCTAACGAAATGCAGAAAAACCTTGGTTCTAAGATTGAACAAGTCGGCGGTAACTGGGAGTCGTTGAGTAATAAGGCTATGGCTGGAAGCGCTGGCGTTACTGGTGCATTCTTAGATATGACTAACGGTGCATTAACATGGGCTGGTGATAGCAACAGCGCCTTTGCACAAGTTATTCGTCAGTTTATTGGTTTATCTCCGGCGATTGGTTCTGCCACATTAGCTATTGGTGGTTTCTTGACTAACGCTACAAAAATAAAAGATACGGTAAAAGCAATAGGCGTTTCAATGGGTTCTTTGTTTGTCACGCCACTTGGTTTAGCAATCACTGCTATGATAGCTTTTGCGTCAGCTTTATCTTTAGCTTATAAGTATTCAGAACCTTTTAGAAAAGCAGTACAAAATATTGGTAACGCTTTCAGTAACGTATTTAATAAAAGTGCTAAAACTTCAACGAGCACAATATCTAAATTCGGATCAACAGTAATGAACGTTATGCAACAAGTTGGCGAAGCATTTGGTAACAAATTAGCTAAAGCTATTGATAGCGTCAATTGGGAAAAGGTGTTCACAAAAATAAATAATGTTTTACAATCCGTTATAAAGGTAGCTACTCAAATGGTTTTGGTTTTTGGTGTGTTAGCAACTAAAATTGTTGAAAGTGGTGCTGCCGCAACCGTTTGGAACATTGTTGTTGCAACTCTGCATGTTGTATATGATGTAACAAAAACATTATTTGATAAATTCAAACAACTGTATGACATTTTAGGGAGCATCAACGGTCAGGGTTCAAATACAGGACGCGCACTACAAAGCGCATTTGCTTTAACTGGGGTATTAGGAGCAATCGCGATTTTGTCTCGCATACCACGTATATTGTCACTTATACTTTCTCCTGCTAAATTATTGTCATCAACGTTCGGTTCTCTAGTTGGTCATATCATACCATTTGGAAGCGGGGCAGAAAAGGCTGCTTCTTCAGCTTCAAAAGCAACAAAGCCTTTTAGTAACTTGGCTTTGAAAACCTTAGAAGTTGGTGCTGGTGTTGGTATAGCTGCTGCTGGATTAGGTACTTTAGCATTTGGCATTAGTTCATTGGCTTCTCAAGGAGATCAAGGTACAAACACATTAAAGGCGTTCGGCATTGCCGTTGGACTTCTTACTGCTGAATTCGCACTGCTTGGTGGTGCGTTAACATCTGGGGCTGTTGGGATAGGCGTTATGCTTGGTGGTTTGACTGGTTTAGCATTGGCATTAACAGCACTTGCTAAAACTGGTAAACAAGGTCAAGATACTATGATCACGTTTGGATTGACGATCTCGGCAGTAGCAGCGGCTTTCGCTTTATTAAGTCCACTACTAACTGCCGGTGCTGTCGGGATTGGTGTTTTTGGTGCAGCAATATTAGCAGCTGGTGTTGGTATTGGGTTGGCATCTGCTGGTTTGGCTTTGTTAATCACAACACTGAACAATGTTAATATTAGTGCGACAAATATGATTACAACAATGGGTGCTGTCGGCGCCGGGTTCGCAGCAATGGTAGCTGGATTCTTAATGTCTATCATGCAACAAGCACCATTGATTATATTACAATTCACAACAATGATAATTAATATTATCCAAGTTATTGCGATTCAAATGCCACAATTTATTCAAGCTGGCGTTAATTTGATAGTTAACTTCTTGCAGGGAATCATCACGGCTATCCCCCAAATAGCACCAGTGATAATGAACTTGATTGTTACGATTGTTAGCACAATTGTTGCTAATCTGCCAACTTTGGTACAGCAAGGGATTAATCTTATACTTGCTATCATTAACGGAATTGTTACAGCTGTTCCACAAATTGTGCCGGCGCTTATAAACATGTTTGTTGTCATCATGGACACAATAGCTGAAAACTTACCACAATTAATCGCTTCAGGAGTTAACCTAATTGTTACATTTATTCAAGGTATAACACAAGCTGTGCCACAGGTAGTTCCGGCTATTATTGATTTCATCGTCACCATCATTAATACAATAGCTGGTAAATTACCTGATATTGTCGCTGCTGGTGTTAATCTTTTGATTAATTTAATTAATGGAATAGCTAAAACAATTCCTAGAATAGTCAATACGGTCGTTAATTTTATTGTCACGTTTATCGGAGCAGTTGGCGATAATTTAGGCAAGATAATAGATGCTGGCGTTAACTTGCTTGCTAAGTTTATCATCGGTATTGTAAATGCGATTCCGCGGTTAGCTGGCGTTGCTGTACAGGCTGTTGAAAAGTTTGTTTACGGTGTTGGTAACGCACTTGGACAAATAATGCGTTCTGGAAGCAACTTGCTTAATATTTTTGTTCAAGGAATAATGGATGGATATGGTAAGGCAAATAATTCTGGAAATGGCGCAGCGAGATCAGTAGCTGACGGAATCAGCGGCATTAGTTTGTTTGGTGCAGGTGGTGCTATCATGGGCGGATTCTTAAACGGATTGAAGTCTATGTGGGGACCGATAACAAGTTTCGTTGGCGGTATCGCTAACTGGATTCGTGACCACAAAGGACCAATTTCTTACGATAGGCGATTATTGATACCAGCTGGTAAGGCGATTATGGGTGGATTTAATGAAAGTTTGCAAGAAAGCTTCAATGATGTTAAGCAAACCGTACAAGGTGTTGCGCCGTTTATCCAAGATGCATTAGATGGCTCTGGTGATTTCAACGTTAATACATCGCTTTCAAACGGATTAGATGTTAATAACGGTTCATTATCGGTTGATATGGCAAAGACACAACGCCCAATGAATGTTAACTTAAGCATGGGTCAAGACACTTACAATGCATACGTTGACAACATTTCAGACAGACAAGGACAGGCGGCTACATTAAAGCGCACAAACAGTGTATATTTATAACAAAATAGTGTATACTTATTCTATAAGGAATTAATTATGACAAACCTATATGACTTTCAGCCATTGACGGCGCAATCATCTTTAGAGAGATTGTTACCAGAGGCATTGACATTTGGGGGCGTGAACTTAGATAAGGAGCTCGCAGGCTATCGCACGCTAAACGTATCAGGACGTGAAAA